GTACGGTAGAAAGTTAGGGTGTAGAATCCCTTTAACCATCTAAGTTTGTCGCTGGTCGCGATTCACTTACTTCTCAATACATCCTTAAAGGAGGATTGACTCATGGGTATTAGTTACCGAAGTGGAGTAAGTCGACGATTAAAAACTCACTTGGAACTTCTTGGGTTCACCATCCAAGAGGTCTCACAGATACTTTCAACCATTGAAATATGGTCGAAAGCATCAGGTTCGGAATGGACTGTCGGGAGATTAAAATCTCTCAAACAGGCTCTCATCCAAAAAGTGTCTGGCGGGGTGCCAGATTACTCGTGGATAGCGTCATCCGATGGAAACCCGAAAGGTGTTTTCCGGAAGATGTTCGTGGAGTCTAACCAAGACAACCATAGGAAAGTTAATAAAGCACTTTCAGCCTTAATGTCTTATACTGCGTACCTTAGCGATAAGGTTACGGATAAACAGTATAAAAAGACGGTTGGCTCTATTCAATCAGAAGATGTTCTGAGCGATAAAAAGAAAGATTACTTACATTCGCTGGGCGAAAGAATTGCTGACAAGCACATTGGAGAAGTTAATCTCAAATGGCAGTTTTATCCTGCGTCTTTAGGAACCGGGAAACCGGGGACGAACCCTGAGTGGTTTCACCAAAAATGGAACCATAACAAATGGATTGAAAGCTTCTTACGAGGCTTATCAGTTCCTTATGTAAGTCAATACTTGGAGAGACGAAGTGAAATACCTTCGGCTCTTTGCCTCCCACCTCCGTGGGATGACAGGTTGGCGGCGTCTCCGGGTGATATTGCTATCATTCAGGAGAGAGGGTACAAAGCGAGAGTAATCGCAATGCCCCACGCCTCAATTCAAGTTGCTTTATATCCACTGCATCAATTACTCAACCAGATCCTAAAAAATCTGGAGACTGATTGTACCCACAATCAGGAAGATGGTGCAAACTTTGCTCAAAAGGCATTGCAAGCAGGGAAGACTGTTTATTCAGTCGACCTCAGTGGAGCTACGGATAACTTTCCGAGGAGTGTTCAAATAGGTGTTCTTCGTGGACTCGGTCTCGCCGATGAAGCGAAATTGATAGATAGCCTCTCCGGTTCCGAATGGAAACTGTCACCTCAACTACGTGATGTTGAAGGTGAGGAATACGTTAGGTATACCAAGGGTCAGCCGCAAGGCTTATACTCTTCTTTTCCCTTGTTCGGATTAACTCATAATTTAGTCCTCACAGAGATGTGCAGTAAACTAAATATTGAGCCAAAGGAGTCGTTTAGAGTCTTGGGTGACGATGTCGTTATTACCGATTCAGGTTTGAATACTGAATATCGGGAATTCTTGAATTACGTCAAGGTTCCTGTGTCGGAAGATAAATCGTTATCATCTAACCAGGCTGCTGAATTCGCTGGCTTTCTGATTACAAGGAAAGCACAGTTTAAGGCAGCAAAAGTCCCTAATGGGGACTGGTCCAATGGCTTTATGAACTACCTTAAGGTAGTCGGCTACCAGGGACTGAAACAATTCCCTGCCCGTGTCCGTTCAATCGCACGTAAAGCGGCTGAACTGCCGGAAGAATCAGGTGGACTCGGATTAAATCCTCACGGAAAGTCTCTTGACGAGAGACTTAAGGATTTGTCCCGTTCACCAGAACACGAAATACCAAAATATGTTGGCCTAAAGTCCTCTTTAACCGCTGGTACTTTTGTTTACCAGGACGGAGAGAGGGTTATGGTTAATTGGTTGAACGACCAGTTCAACCACTATGAGGAGTATGTCAAAACTCTACTATCAAATCATAGACTTGGAAGTATTTCAACTGAACCTCACGGACTGGGATACCAATTGTCATTAATTTACAATGATATGTTGGAACCAGTTTACGACAAGAAAACCACTGTAGGAAACGTGTCCGCTTCGCGGCAACTCGAGTTTGAATCCGAGTTCTCCAAATGGAGCCGTTTACTTAGTGGAGTCAACCGAACTTTTGACAAATATAATAAATCTGTATCTAAACAGAGAGACAAGGACTGGAAACAGTTCCTATCGTAATTATATTACGGTCGTT